TCATGGTAAAATGGTAGAGAATATTGTCGCTCTCTACATTGCCGCTTTAGCTCAGCTGGTAGAGCAACTGATTTGTAATCAGTGGGTCGGGGGTTCAAGTCCCTCAAGCGGCACCATAATACATCTCGAGACGCAAACCGCAGCGTTGGGATGCATACCTAAAGCGGTGACTGCCAGGAAAGACTGGCAACAAGATTTATAATGGAGATATCTATGACTAAAGTGATGGAATGTTGGAACACCCCTGATCAACTTGGAATTATTGCGTTTGATGTAATCCGCAACGATCTTCATCGTCCGATTAAAGACGGCCAGTGTAACAGAGAAAATGTAGAAGACGGTATTCTGGACGGGGTATATAAAGGTGAACTACCCGCTATGAATAAGTCTGATGTAGAGTTTGTTTGTCAGATTGTCGATGAACTAATTCAACTAAATATTAAGAAATAAACTGTCGGTTTTGAAGAGTATTATGAAGAATGAAAATAGGATTTACTGCGAGTAGCTTTGATTTACTTCATGCTGGTCACGTACAAATGCTACGTGAAGCGAAAGAACAATGTGACTATCTTATTGTTGGGTTACAGATAGACCCTAGTAAGGATCGACCTGAAAAGAATTCTCCTATACAAACTATAGTGGAAAGATATACACAACTAAAAGCTGTTCGTTATGTGGATGAAATTATCCCGTATGATACAGAGCAGGATTTAGAAGATATCCTAACAATGTACAATATTGATGTTAGAATAATCGGTGCAGAGTATAAAGAAAAAACCTTTACGGGTCGTGCAATATGTGCTAGTCGAGAGATAGGCATTTATTTTAACAAACGGGACCACAGATTTAGCTCAAGTGATTTGCGGCGAAGAGTATTGAAGAGAGAAGAATGAAAATCTATATTGGACCTTATAGTGACCGATGGGTAAGTTATGTTCACGACAAGCATATGAATAAAAAGTATGGTTGGGATTGGCCCGAGTATGGGCAAAAGGGATTGAACAGTACTCATGAACCATCCAAAGAATTAGTTCTCCGTAAGCTAGAGGAAGCTCTTCAATGGATATACAATCATACTATCAATCTGATTCTAGACAGACGCTCTGGTCAGAAGATGAAGATTCGTATTGACAAGTATGATACTTGGTCTATGGATCATACTCTTGCTTATATCATCGTGCCTATGCTGAAGCAGCTGAAAGATACAAGGCATGGTTCACCTATGGTAGATGATGAAGATGTTCCAGAAGAATTTCGTTCCACTTCAGCCCCTCCTGTAAAAAATGAATGGGATCCTGATAGCAATTTTGAGAAACGTTGGGATTGGGTTATGGATGAAATGATTTGGGCATTTGAGCAGAAGACTTATTCCTGGGAAGAGCAATATTTCGGTGACTGGGTACCAGACAAAGATAAGACTTTTGGCGGTTCATTTAAAAATACAGATGATGAAGGTCGTAAAGCGCATCACAAACGTATGATAAATGGTTTCCGCCTCTTTGGTAAGTATTACGGAAACCTTTGGGATTAATTTAGAATACTGTAGGGGACAGGTGCTATCGCTCTTGTCCCTTTTTTGTTTTCGTATAAATAATGTTAAAGAGGAAATATATATGTCTGATATCTTTGATTTTGGATTCACAGCTGTAGATGAAGATGAACTCCAAGCGGTTCAAGCAGCAAAGGCTACTGCTACCGAGGTAACATCGACTGCAGAAGTTACCCAAGAAAAATTGGATCGGCTCTATAACAGCATACAAGGATTGATTACCAATCTCAAAAAGAACCCGGAAAAAGAATATATCCTTTGGCCCGATCGTCTTGCAAAGGTCGAGCAGTTCGAAGCTCACCTACTATCGATCTACCAATCATGAGCGATCAAGAAAGATACCATGATTGGATTCTCCGTAAGTATCGAGAGATTGATGATCTAGAAAAAAATACAAAAAAGAGCGACTAGGGGATTTACATTTACACGTAAGACCCTTATATTGATACTATCGAATAAGGAGATAGGTATATGATTCGAAGGAAAGATTTCTCCTACCGCGAATATGAGCGGAAGGGTGTGACACTATGGGGCGTTTACATCGGTCGTACTATAAGATACACTGTATGTAGAACGGAAGAAGAAGCTAAGGCTACCGCGGATATTTTGAACCACGATCCTTACTACTTCGAACGCGCTGACTGGAAAGATTTCATTTCGAAAAGGACTGCCCAATGACTATTGCTACCACTTACGAAGAACGTATGGCTCTTATCGATTCTCTTGCTCCGAAGTACAATTCTCGGACAAAGATGCGTAAGGCTGCAAAAGCCTCTTCCTCTCGGGCGCGTCGGTCCGCGCGTACGAAGGTTAAGCGTGAATTCATGGATATTCCCACTGAGTCGAATATCTACGCTTACACGGACTCTTCTAAGTATGCAAAAGAATACTATGGGGAGACCCTGCACTATACCACGAAATACGATAATGATTGGGACTGATATGACTAAACAAGAGATCAATCAAATGCTTCGAGAGAACGTGCACACAGTCACGTTTACTAAAGCCGATGGAACTGAGCGCGTTATGAAATGCACGCTTATGGACTCTCATCTTCCTGACCAAACTGATGTCGAGGAATATATTTCTCGTAAGAAGAATGATGAAGTGTGTGCGGTGTGGGATGTTGAAAAGAAAGGTTGGAGGTCCTTTCGAGTTGATTCTGTAAAGGAAATTTCATGACTGGTACTGAGCCGCTCGTATACACTATCCTTATCTCGGTCGGCATCTTTGTAATGGGGGTTTGGTACGGAAAAAGTCTGCTACAAGATAAGATGGAAGACGTTATCGAAGAAACAATCAATTCTTTGATCAGTGGAGGTTACCTTCGATATAAGCACGATGAAAACGGTGAGATTGAGATTTTGAAGTGGAATGATCTGAATGACTAGAAAGCCCGTAGTGAAAAAGCCACGTAAACCTCGGAAGCCTATGACTCCTGAACAAAAGGAGAAAGCGGTTAAAGCACTTGAAAAAGCTCGAGCGAAACGAGCTGCAACAAATCCTCCCCAATATAAAAGCCTCGATCCTTCAGTTGTTGCTCTCGATGACGATAACGTTTTTAGTCGTAAGAATGTAATGGAATGGATCAAGAGACAAAAGGAAGAGGTGTCTTTCCAGAGGAAGCAGGTGAAACAGAATGTAAAGGGTGCTGATGCAAAGCTCGCCAATGCCCAAGCATACATTCGAGAATTAGATTACTATCTTAAAAATGGCACATATGTTTCTGGGTTCTATGGTCCAGAAGGTACTTCCATTGTCCGGTGGAAATGCACTCATCCGTCTTATGATAAGGATGGGAATATGATTAAAGCATTCGGGACAGATTACTCGGGAGTAGAATATGATTGAACAGAAATTCATGAACAGAGCTTCCTTCACTAAGATGGTGGAGGAAGCAGTCTTTAAAAAGAAATTGTCATACATCGATGCGGTAGTGCACGTGTGTGAGAATCAAGAAATTGATCCAGAAGATTCGAAGAAATTCATTTCTCCTGTGATCAAGGATAAGCTCGAAGCGGAAGCAATTCGTTTAAACTTTTTGCCCCGTCAAAATACTTTGATCTTCGAGTAATTTTATTATGTACAAATACTAAAATATACGATACAATACTCATTTACACAACAATATACGGAGAATACAATGTCATTTGCAGATCTTAAAAAGCGGCGTCAATCGTCCATCTCGAAACTTACCGCAGCTGCTGAAGCTGTTGGGGGTGAAAAGAAAAGCTACGGTGATGCCCGCATTTGGAAATTGCAGCGGGATAAGCAGGGTAACGGTTACGCCGTACTTCGGTTCCTTCCTGCCGCTGAAGGTAACGAGCTTCCGTGGAACCGCTATTGGGATCACGGCTTCCAAGGACCAACTGGTCAATGGTACATCGAAAATTCCCTTACATCTATCGGTCAAGAAGATCCAGTTGGTCAGCTAAACGGTCGGCTATGGAATTCTGGTATCGAGTCAGATAAGGAGAAAGCTCGTAAGCAGAAGCGTCGACTTCATTATGTTGCTAATGTTCTTGTTATTAGTGATCCAGCTAATCCACAGAACGAAGGCAAGATCATG